CCAGGTGCCGTCAGATCAGACAGCGGTGATGGTGCAGAACGCAGACGTGTCGAGCACGCCGAAGCCCAGACGTTCCTCAGCCAAGATGGCGAGGATGTTCCGGGTGAAGAAGTCAGCGTGGGAGTCGGTCACATAGATCGACGCCTGTTCCCGATCGGCCACGACGGCCTGCCGGAAGTCGCCGACCAGGGCGGTGTTCTCGGTCATGGCATTACTCAGCACGACCTGCAAGCCCCATACACGCAAGAGCTGATCAAGCGATGCGCGAGGGTCGGTGATCAGGTACTGGCCATCGCTCGCCTTGGCAGTCATAAAGCCAGGGGAGAACCAATCATTCGGGTGCATCACGATGGCGGTTGGGATGCGGCCAGCGAGACGGATCTTCGCCTGAGCGTCAACCACCGCGTCAAGGTCAGTTCCAGCAGACGGCACGGTCGGCAGGGCGTAAGACAGCAAGCCCTTGAGTTCTGGGCTATTGCCAGAACCTGTCAGGATCGCGTCCTCTTCGGCACGGCCCAGATCAGACAGAAGGAACTGATTGATCAGGCCCGCGATGTGGCCGCCATCAGCAGCAGCACGACGAGAAATCGCCATCCAGTGGGCGATGGTCTCCACGGGAGAAGACACGACCTCGAAGGCAATAGCCGACTCGGGCTTGAGGCCACCGATCGCGTCGGTGACGGTGGTGCCGTCGATCGGGGCCGAACTGGTCGCCTCGAGAACGCCAGCAGCGTTCCTTGTCTTGGACGTCACGCGGACGTACTCGAAAGTGTCGGAGCTGGTGGTGATGTTGGTGCAAAGACTCCGGATCGTCAGTTCGCGATCCGGTGCCAGATCCACGATGCCGGGGAGTCGATCTGGACGCACAAACGCCCCGCCCGAAGTGTCCGAGCCGCCAGTCACCAGATCCTTGGCGTGGAAGCCGGGCAGGTTGTAGCCCGCAGACTTCACGTTGTTGTCGTTGCGGATCTGACCGTCATTGCCCTTGAACTGCTTGACGAACTCGTCGAACACCGTGGACTTGGCGAACGCCTCACCGAGGGTCATACCCTGCGGGTCGACGATGCCGTCGATGACAACAGGTGCAGCTTTCTCGGTGACCGGTGCCTCGGCAAGGTCGGCCAGGAAGGCCGATGCCATGTCGACAGTGCCGGACGCCGTAGCGGTGGCCTTGATGCTCTCGACGAGCACGTTGACGTCGTTCGCCATCTTGGTGAGGGTGACTTGTTCCTCAGCGGCCAGACCGTCGCCGCGTGCGTCGATCTCGTCTCCGAGGGCTTTCATGTCTGCAACCAGCTTCGCCAGTTGTTCTTTCTGGGTAGCCATATCAGGCTCCTTCGGTTAGTAGTTGGATTGCGGCGAGCTGGGCATCGAGCACCAGTTCGCGGGTTTCCATCTCTGGACCGATCTGCCTCACGACGGAAGAGCCTTCGGCGGCCTTGGCGGCCTCCAGCTCGACGGAAGTGTCGGGGTCGACATCAGGTGGATTTTCGTCGTGGGCACGGGCCGACTTCGCAGCCAGCACAAGCGCCTCACGGTTCGAGGGGATGGCGACGAACGCGCCGTTGAGAAGTTCCGCCGAGCGGATGTGTGGAACACCGTCCACGTCTTCAACGGCGGCGTTCATGAACGCCGCGGACATCGTCCGGATGTGGCCCTCACGAACAAGGGTGCGGACCTCTTGAGCACGTGGGATCGACGAATACGCGCCTCGCACGATCAGCCGGCCATCCTCGTAGGTCGGGACCGCGGAGCCGATGGTCGTATTAACCGACAGGCCGTGGTCGACGTCGATGGTGATGTGAGAGGGGAGCGGGTCGAACGCGTTGGCGTCGACCATCTCGCCGTCACGGTCGAGAGCGCCGGTCGAGAGGATCGCGACGAACCCGCCGGGCCCGTCCTCGTCGTCGTCGTCGACCGCCCTGATCGCGACCTCGACGTCGCTGAGTGCTTTGGTCTTCATGCTGTGATCTCCTTGATTCGTGATCGCAGGTCGGTGACCGAGCCGCCGTCAGAGGCGACCGCGTCCAGAGCACGCAGAGCAGCCAGGGCCATGTCTGCGTTGACGCCCTTCACGAGCGCGATCGGGTCGACGGCTGCGATGTCGTCTTGTCGGGACAGGCGTCCCATGAGCAGCGCACGGCCCTCGACGCCCGCGACGAGCGCAGGGGGTTCGGGTGCCATCAGTTCAGGCAGTCCGTCGGCGTCCAGTTCCAAACCGGTCCGAGCGACCAACCTTCGGGCCTCAGCCGCCGTGATGACCACGCCGACGGATAGGTACAGCTTCTGGAGCAGTTCGGCGATCTCACGGGGAGTGGTCGCCACTCCTCCGTCGACCGTCGCCCCGGCAGCCTCGGACAACGGCACGACCGCGCCGTTGACAAACAACGTGTCTCCGCCATCGACGCGGGGGCGGTTCTCCATCGCTCTGCCCTCGTTCGGGGTGAGCTGGCCGGTCTGTATGCCCTGAGCGATCGAAGCGACACGGACCTCGAACGCACCGCGGAGAACCTCGTCCATCAGATGCTCGGCGTAGAGCTCGTCCCCAAAGTCCGGTTCCACGTCCCGACCGAAACGGCCGTCCCGTAGGTCGTGCTCCAACGTCGACTCGAACTGGGCCAGACGTGGCGCCACCGTGTCGCGATACATGCTCCGCATCTGTTCGGTGATGTTGGAAAACGTCGCATTGTCCAAGATGTGGACCACCGGGGGCGGCACGTCGAAGGCGGCGCAGACCTCCTCGCGGTTCAGCTTGCGGGACTCCACATATTCCAGGGCGTCAGAAGAGAGCGGGTGGAAGACAGCCTCCATGCCCTCTTCCATGATCAGGGGTTTGCCCCAGTTGTCGACCCCGGCGTGCATCTCGTTCCACTGATCGCGCAGATGGTCCAGAACCTCTTGCGACTTCAGCTGGCCCGGATGTTTCAGGGTGACCGCAGGACGCCCGCCGCGACGCCACATGCCGTTGTTCGCCACACGGATGCCAGCCTCGGATTCGAGGGTGGCCCGCAAAGGCTCCAGCTTCGACAAGCCGCGATAGGACGAGAGTGAGTTGAAGTTCTTGAAGTGCACCAGGTCTTCACGGGCGACCGTTGTCCGTGGCCCGGTGATGTTCCGTGCCATCGACCATTGGGCCACGCCCGTTTCGCGGTCGACATCCCGGAAGACATTCGCCGGGTGGATCGGGTCGAGCGACGTAGGGGTCCCGCCGCGGTCCCGCCGCTTTACCAGGAACGCCTCGCCGTGCAGCTCGATCGTCGAAGCCACCCACAGCCAGAAGAACTTGGCGGGGAACAGAGGATGCGGGTTCGCCAACAGGCGGGCGTAGGCCGACTCCGGAGCCTCCAAACGATCACCAGCCGGCAGCCGCTCATAAACCTTCAGCGGAAGACGTGCCTGAGCGTTGCCGAGCTTAGAAACAAGAATGTTCACCCAGAGTTGGCGTTTGTACATCTCCCCGTAGCTCTGCCCCGCTATCAACGAGTCAGCGTCACCACGGAGCGGGTAATCAGCCCAGTTGGAAAGATCGGACGTCGAGCCGGACCAGAGGACCGTTGGAGCTTTCGTGACGAGCGCGCCACCAGAAATGAAGCCCACTCACATCACCACCGATCCGGTGCTAGGGAAACTGGATGAACGCCACATCGGCGCGGAAGACGAACACTTCGCCATCGACCGATCGGGCGCTGTTGTCGCTGTCGGTCGTCTCCGCATCACGCAGGACCAGGACCGAACGATCAGACGCCCACAGGACGCCCATAAACGACTCGCCAGACTTCAGGGAAACAAGACAACGGCGACGCTCGGACCGACCGACAAGCGGCCGACGGAACGTCAGCGTCAACGCATAGACGGCGGCGACCGAAGCCACCAGGACACAGAGAACAAGCGCTGCAATCACAAGCTGAGGAACCCTCTCTCTTCATAAACCGACGGACCGACGACCACGCCCGAGCTGGCGACAGCACGCCCAAAGGCCACCGTCACCGCCTCCAGGGCAGAGACATCGGAATCGCCACGCATCCACGCCCACGCATCGCCGAACGGCTTCTTGTGGACGTTGCCGACCGCCAAATTCAGCAACGGATCGGACAGATGACAGACGCACTGATCGGCAGGCCGATCCAACTCGACCACCGCAGACAACAAAGCGCCACACGCACGGCCGTACTCGTTCGACTTCATCGCCGAATAGGCCAAACCGGCACCATCGAACGAAACGGCCAACTCACCAGACGGGCCGGCGTCGACCATCGAGACTTCGGAGATGTCGGGGTTACGTTCCAGGTAGCCGGCCACAGCCGGAGCGACCCAGCCGGTGCCGTTACGAACCTCGATGACCTCAGCCAACCAGTGGCCGTGATCGCAACGACCGACAGCGGCCACCGCGCTCCACGCACGATCCAACGAAACAGCAACGCCCAGAGTGACCGGGCCGGCCATGTTCGCATTCGGATGATGACGAGCCGCCCACGCCGCGGGGTCAACCGTGCGGGCAGCATCGGAACGATCAGCGTCGAAGATGGTCAGACGTTCACGAGCGAACACGTCCGCCGTCATGATCTCGCGCTCACGTCGGATGGTCTCCAGCGTGATGCGAATGTCCAGAGAAGGATTGGCGTCCGCCCACGCCTGCTGATCGTCGATGTCGAAGTCGGCGGCCTCGGAGTCCGGTGAGTACTCGCACCAAGCAAGCGACTCGCCACCGCCGGCCAGTGCACGACGACGCACGCTGTGCAGATGCTCCGAGCCCTCCATGCCACCCGACGACGCGTAGGCGAGCTGCCCGTTCGTCCGAGCCGACAGCACCGGGAGAAGCGCAGCGATCGGACCAGAGTCCAGCTCGTACGCCTCGTCGATGATGATCAGGTCGCCAGAGAAGCCACGGCCGCCGCCCCTTGTCCTCGTAACGAACCGAAGACGCTTGTCGTTCTTCAGATGGATGGCGATGTTGTCGTTCGACTGGTAATAGCTCGCGACCCGCTTGTGCAGGTCCGGCGTGTTCTTGATCAATGTCGAGATCCGCAGGAACGCCTCTCGCGACGTCTTCGCCTCATGCGCGCTGTGAAGGATCGTCTGGTCGGTGTCGATCAGGAAGAGCCCGGCCAACTCCCGCGCCTCGAGGACCGCGCCCTTGCCGTTCTGGCGGGCAACGATGTGAGCGAACTCGAAGGCCGCCCACTTCCCATCCGCACGGCGGGACAACATGAGCGCCAGGTCCGCCGACTGCCAGGGGTCCAGATGAAGCCCTGCGTGTGCGGCGAGCGCGACCGCGTCCTCGCCAAGAGAATCAACAATGCCAGGCGGCTCAACCAGCAGCCTGGGACGAGTCGGAACCACGTAGGACGGAGCGGCGAGAAGCGAGCTGGTCGACAAAGTCCGCCTCAGCTTCCTCGACCTCCAAGCGGTCGGTCACTGCGAGTAATTGCTTGGCGATGCCGGCACGGGCAAGCTCGGGGCCGGCGTCCAGAGCACGAGCAAGGCTCAAGGCCGTTGCAACGTCGACACCTTGGCTGGGGTCGAGCTCGCCCAGCTCAGCGGCCAGACGGATTACCGCCAGTTCAGCCGAGCCCATGTCGACCAGGAGTAGAGAGGCTTCCAGCTTGACCACGAGGGCCACCAACTCGGCCTTCCGAAGCTTGGAAAGGGAGTTAAAGGTAAACAAGGGTATCCCCCTGTAGTTGTGGGGAGGGATCGTGGCGA